GCATCATCTAGGGCGGCGGGGTCCGCCAGCTCCATCAGGCGGTTGCCGTCGGCGTCAAAGCCAAAACGGGCGCGGAACGGCTGGCCAGACATGTTGTTAGGTGCAGCCGGGCACCTCCCCGGCCAGCCTGCAGACTACTGGCAGGTGCTGCTGCAGGCCAGCAGGTGCAGCCCTACAGGTACTGCACGATGCCCCGCACCACGCTCAGCCCCACGCTGCTGCTCATGGATAGCTCCAGGGCACCGCCGGCCGTCACGCTGGGCTGAAAGCTGAGCACCGGCGGGGCGGTGCCAGTTTGCACCTCATACACCTGGCTGTGCCCCACCAGGGTGGGGTCGTTGCCGTCGCGCATGGCCACCACCTGCACCGTGTTGGTGCCGTTAGGGCCCACAGCCCACACCGTGGCCACCAGGGCATCGCCTGTGTCGTCGTGGGCAATGGTTTGCCAGTTGGGTGTGCTGGTGGTGGTTGGCGTACCGCCGGGCGTGGTGGCCGGCGTGGTGCGGATGGTGGGGCCAGGGAACGGGCTGTTGTTACCGCGGATGGGCACGCCGCTGCCCACACCACCGCCACCACCACCAGCCACGCTGACGCTTGCACTGCCACCACCGCCCGCCATGGCGCCGGCAAACACCCGCGGGTAGATGGGGTCGCCCTGCTGGGCCTTCATGCCGTTGGGCAGCGTCATGCTGCGGGCCGGCGGCCGTAGGGCCACACCACTGCCCCAGCCGGCGCCAGTCTTGGGGCCGTAGAACAGCAGGTCTGCTGTGTCCACGTAGAAATCGCCCTGTTTGCCGTCAGTGGGCAGCGGCATGCCAGGGCCGTGCAGCACGCCGTTGCCGTCGGTGCCGGGGCGGCCGTTAGGGCCAGGGGGGCCAGGCGGGCCCATCAGGCCCTGGGGCCCCTGCGCCTGGCCGCAGTCAATCACCAGGCCGTTGCTCAGGCTCAGGTACAGCTTGCCGCTGACGATGGCGGCACTGGCAACGTTGATGGTATCCACGGGCAGGTGGCAGGGGCAGCTGGGTGCAGACTAGCGGCAGCCCGTCAACCGGGCCCCCACCATTGGCTCAGTTGGCGGTAGTGGGCATCGGTGGTGGCGCTGGCGTACAGGGCCTCCACCAGCTGCGCCAGGTAGGGGCGCTCCCAGGGTTGGGCAGCATCGTGCAGGCTGCGCAGCTGCGCTGGGGCCTGCAGGTTGCGGGGCCAGGTGCGCACCACCTGCAGGCCATTGGCCAGGCGTGCGCTGTCGGCGGGGTCGTGGTAGGCGGTGGGGGTGCGCGTCATAGACCTAGGGCTTTGGCGTTGTTGATGGCGCTGAGCAAGTAGGTGTCCACCCAGCTGTAAAGCTCCGGCGCTGCGGCCTTGAGCTGGGTGGGGTTGAGCATGTACTGCACAAACGCCTCCGCGAACCGCTCCATGTGGTTGGTGTCGCCGTAACGGCTGACGGCCGCCAGGTGGCCGGCCAGGTAGTTGCCTGGTTTGGTTTGCGCCACCACGGCCCGCACGGCTTTGGTGGTGCTGGCACTGCCAACTGCCCGCATGTGCACCTGGTGCCCTAGCTCGTGCACCCAGTTTGTCAGCCACTGGGTGCGGGGGTCGGTGTCGCGGTTGTCGCCAGTGGCCAGCCAGCGTGGGTTGCCGCGGCTGGCAGCCTGCAGGGCGTCCTGGGTTTGGCGCACCATGTTGCGGGCCGTTTGCGGGCCCACGTTGTTGATGTCGGCCCGCAGGCCCAGGTTGATGTGCCCACTGGTGGCGGTGGTGTAGCCGCCCACGTCTTGGCCCTGGCTGGCCATGGGCATGTTGGGGCCCCGGCCAGCTTTCAGCTGGGTGGCATGGCTTTGGGCCACCCACTGGCGCTGCTCCAGCAGGTTGCGGTCAGCGGGGTCGGCCCAGTCGGGCCAGTTGTCCAGGCTGCGCTGCAGGCTGCGGGCAGCACGGTCCTGGCTGGCGGCCAGCACGTCGGTGGCTTTGGTGTTGCGCAGTACCTCGGCCATGGCGGCGGCGTCGTTTTGCGAGTCACCGATGTTGTAAAACCGCGTGCTGGTGCCCCAGCGGCGGGCAAACTCATCTGCCTTTTGCCAGTGGGGTGCGGCCAGCGGGTCGGCGTCGGTGGCGGCCTGGCGCAGGTTGTCCCAGCTTTTGGCGGGGTCCAGCGGGCCCGGTTTGCCGGGGCGCCGCATGATGGCCTGCGCCCTGCCACTGGCAAAGGTGTTGTCCGTCAGGGTGGGCAGCTGCGCCAGGGGCGGGCTGGCTGGGGCTGCCGGCGGCGGCGCTGGTGGTGGTGTGGGCGCCGGCTTTGGCGTGGCCTTTGGCTTTGGTGTGGGCGCCGGCTTTGGCGCAGCAGCAGGCGGCGGCACGGCCGCTGGCGGCGCCGGGGTGGGCTTTGGCGTGGCCTTAGGCCGTGGTGCCGGTGGTGCCGGTGGTGCCGGTGGTGGCGCTGCCGGCGCCGGCCGTGGGGCCCGTGGCCGCGGCGTGCGGGCTGCACCACCAGCGCCTGGCGGCACCGGCCCTGGCCCTTTGGGTTTGGGCACCCGTGGCGCCCGTGGCGGCGGTGGTGGCGCCTGCCCGCGCAGCAGCGTCACCAGGGCGCCCTGCGGGTCGTTGTGCCACCGCCCACCTTTGCCCACCATGGCCTGCCACTGCGCCACCCGCTGGTCGCTGCCCAGCACCGCCCGCTGGGTGTTGGGGTTGGCGTGCTGCAGAAAGTCGCCGGCCAGCGCCCGCGGCTGCCCACGTTTGGCGAACGCTGCCACCTGCTTGTCGGGCATGTCCACCCGGCGCACCCACTGCTGGCGCCCATCCACCCGCATGGGGTTTTTGTAGGCGTTAAGGCCACCGTTTGGGCCGTAGCCCTCTGGTGCTGGCAGCCGGATGCGTTGGCCCCTGGCGTTGCGCCCATACTCCACGGGCACAGCCTCCAGGTAGCTGGGGTCTGGCACACCCGGCACGCTTTTGCCCTGGGCCCGCAGGGCGGTGTCCTCCTGCTCCAGCAGGTCGCTGGTGGCGGTGCGGGGCAGCACGCGGCACCTGCAGTTCCAGTGGGCAGGGCAGGCGCCCTGCTCCTCCCTGGTTTTGGTGCGGCGCCCATCTTTGGCAGCACACACCGGGCACAGCCGCCCGTCGTGGCTGGCGTCCCATTCGTAGCCGTTAATCAGGTCGGCGTGGGCCGCGTTGAACGCATCGTGCGCAGCTTGGCTGGCCTCCATCATGCTGGTGCGCACCAGGGCATCGGTTTGCGCCCAGCCCTTACGGCCAGGGCCCATGGGGCCAATGCCGGCGCGGATGGTGCTGTTGCTGTCGCCCAGCAGGAACCCACGCCGCAGGTGGTCCTCCACCACCTGGCCCTGCCCATCCAGCCAGCCCACCAGGGCCTGGTCCAGGGTGTAGGGCTTGCCGTTGCTGGCGGCCCGGCCAGTGCCACCCAGGATGCTGCTGAACCCACCGCCCTGCGCCAGCTGGTGCAGCTGCGCCGGGGCAAAGCCCATCTGGATTTGGCGCTGCAGCACCACACCAGGCGCCAGCTGCCGCGGGTCCAGGCCCAGCTGCCCTGCTGGGGTGGGCAGCTGCAGGCCCTGGCCGGTGGGCCCATAGGGCTGCACCAGGGTGGGTGTGCCCACGCTGGCGTCCAGGTAGTTGGCGGCAGCCTCAAAGCTGGCGGTGAACGCCTCCACCTGCGCTGGCGGCAGCAGCTGCGCCAGCCGATCGGCTACGGGCTCCCACTGGGCCCGCAGGTTGGCCAGGTGGGTTTTGAGCCACAGCTCCCTGGCCAGGGCATCCTCTGGCATGTCAGCCAGGCGCCGCAGGATGTTGTCTACGGCGCTGCGGTAGGTGGGGGCCACCGCTGCCAGCTGCTGGTCTGCCAGGTTGCGCAGCCCAAACTGGTTTTGCGTTTGCACCAGCAGGGCCCGCACCTGGGCGTTGCTGGCGCCGGTGGGGGCGGCCGTGGCCGGCATGGCTTAGCCCCCTGCTACCTGGCCATCGCCGGCGTCTTGGGTGGCAGCCACCGGCTGCTGTGGTGCAGCTGTGGGCAGGGCCGGCATGGCCAGCAGCTGCTGCGCATCAGATGCCTCCAGCACTGCCTCCAGGTCAAAGGTGGGGCCAAACAGCTCCCCGCGTTGCAGGGCCTCCAGCAGGGTGCGCTGGTCAATGGCGCCGTCGCGGTACAGCCCACCCAGCGCCGTGATGGTGGTGGGCTCCATGCTGCTGGCGTCAAAGTCGGTGTCCAGCTGCACCACCGGCGGCTCCACGTTGGCAAAGGTGGCCACCCAGTTGACCGCCTCCTGCAGGCTGTTTTCCAGGTCGGCGCTGAGCACGGCCAGCATGCTGTTGGTGTCGGCGCGGTCCAGCTGTTTGCTCAGGCCGGATTCAGCCACGTTTTTTTGCCTGGCCAGGATGGCGATACCCAGGTTGGCCATCTGCTGCTCCAGGTTTGCCAGCTCCTGCTGCAGCCCCTCAAAGGCAGCGGCATTGGCCACCACGTAACTGGCGTCACCACCGGGGGGCAGCTGCAGGGCGTTGTCCACGCCCAGGCATACCTCCTGTTGGGTGCCGGTCCAGCCCTTGAGCACCAGCACCGGCTGCGCTGCCACGTGCAGGCAGTGCAGCAGCTGGGCCTGCAGGGTGTAGTGCTGCAGGTTCAGGTTGGCAATTTCCAGCAGGGGTGGGGTGCTGCACAGCATGCCCTCCCGCTGGCTGTAAACAGCCGTGAACGGCACCACCGGCAGGTTGGTGCGGCCCTGTTCGTGCAGGCGCCAGCCATCACGGGTGGGCAGCTCCCGGTAGGTGGCCCACTGGCCTGGCTCCAGCACCCGCACCTGGCGCACGGTTTCCTCACCAAACAGGCCGGCGGGCTCCGTTACCAGCTCCCGCAGGCGCAGCTGGCTGAGCACGCCACCACTGCCACCAGCCGACTCCCGCCAGCCAATGACGTTGGGCGTTTCGTACCGCACGAAGTAGGGCAGGGCCCGTTCTGCCAGCTGCTGCTGCAGGGTGCGGGCCTGGCTTACGGGTGCATCCACCAGCCAGCCGCTGTGGCCGTAGGCGATGGCGTCGAACAGCACTTTGGTGCAGAACTCCTCCAGGCTGCTGCCGTGGCGGTTCACGTTGCCGCGCCACTGCTGCCACCACGCCTCGTCACCGCCGTGCAGGGCCACAGGCTTGCGCAGCACCAGGCCCACGCTGGCCTTGATGATGCGCTGCAGGAACGGGCTGAGCACGGCGCGGTTGCAGCGGCGCGTCCAGGCCACTGGCTGCTCATTGGGCAGGCGTGGGATGTAACGCTCGTGCAGCTGGGCCAGGCCATCGGTACCAGCCAGCACGGCCTGCACAGGGCGCCAGCTGTGCGCCTGCGCCCAGTAGGCGCCACACGGGGCGCTGGGGTCACTGGCCAGGTCTGCGGCGTCGCGGTGCACCTCCACCGGCAGGTCGGTGTTGCCCAGCCAGCCCCAGCCGCTGTTGATGCTGTGGCTGGGGTCGGGGTCGCAGTAGTTGACGCTGATTTGTGCCATGGCGGGCCCGGCGGGGTGGGGTTAGGTGGCGGCCTTAGGGGCCCTGGTGCGCTGCCGTTTGGGTGCAGGTTGCGCGTCCGCAATGGCCGCCTGGTGTGGCGACTCCGGCAGGGGCAGGGGCAGCGGCGGCGGCGTGGTTGGTGCTGCTGTTGTAGCGGTACCAGTGGCAGCAGCCAGCTGGGTGGCAGGGGGCTGCAGCACGCTGGCCGCGGCCGGCGGGGCGCTGGCACTGCCGGGGGCAGCATCGGGCCAGGTGTGGGTTGGGGTGCTGCCGGGGCCGCTGGGGCCCCACCACGGGCCTGGGTGCCAGATGCTCATGCGGGGCCTGTTACTGGCCTGATGCTACCTGCCGCGGCCCGTTTGCACCCAGGGTGGGTCAATACAGGGCGAACGCGGCCTGGCCACTGCCGTAGGGCTGCACGTGGTTGGCTGCACCTAACACCAGGTAGCCCAGGGCATCGCTCCAGTGCTCCAGGCCAGGGGCCTTGTCAATCACGTAGTCGTCGGTGCCGGCTTTGTATGTAACGCTGCGCAGCGCCTTGATG